CTAATGGTATGAGTTCTCCTGATACATCAGATCATATATTTGCGTCTGGTGTAACTGGTGCTATTAAGAGATCACAGATTCATGGTGGTGGTGCTTACGGGCATACCTTCCAGGCTGCTGGTGTTGGTAGCATGGATCAGAAGAGGGACAGAGCATACGATCAACCAATTGGTATCCACTCAGTAGGATCTACTAGTGTTACCGCAACAGGTGCTGTATACGATCCTTCTGCTGGTATTATGACTGTAACAGTCGCTGGTCATGGATTCATGAACAACGATAGAGTTAAGTTTGATGATAATTCAATATCACTGAAATGTTCCAGAGATTCTTATAGAACTTCCCATACATATCCAAGATCTTCTGATCCTATTAGTGGTAAGTGGGTATCTATTGCAAGCACAACTGTTAATACATTTGCTGTTGATGTTGGTTCAGCTGGTCCTGCTCACCAGTTTACACATGTATTTGATAGTGCGACTACAGGTGGTATTAAGAAACAGACTGGATATATTACTCTTCAAGTTGGTGTTTCAACTGACACTAGCGTACATAATTATGATATCGGTGCAGGACATGAGGCAACTGACGCAGTAGTCTCTGGTGGAAATTATGCTCATACATTCCAGAGTGCTACGACTGGAGCAGTTCAGTACGGTGGTGGATATGATCATCAGTTCGTAAGTGCTGCTGCTAATCCACTTAGAGTAGATACTTGGGCAGGTACTGCTTTAACTCCAACAAACGCAGTATACAATCCTGGTACAGGTGTTCTGCAGTTTACTGTTCCTAATCATGGATTAGTTGCTCCAGAGAACTTTAAGTTGGATGGTATTGGAGTTACTTGTACATATGGTTCTAAGACTTATCCTAGTGGTGTTCAAGGTTACTATTACTCCGTAAGGTCTGTAGGAACTACTACATCCTTTACTACATTTGTTGGTGTCTCTACACTAGCGCATCCTTATACAGGTGGTGGTACAGTAAGAGTTGGTTTGACAACTAACATTTACCCTGATTATGATGAAACTTTAGATATTACTGGAATTATATCTGCTAGAACCTTTAGGGTTAATGCAGGTCCAAGTACAATTCCACACTCTTATCATGCTGGTGGTACTGCTGCTCCTTGGTATAACTTAACATTTGGTTCTGGTTATACTACAAATCTTGGAACTGTTTCTATCGGTGTTACTGATGCTGTTGGATCAGGTGCTAATGTTACCGCAATTGTTGGTGCAGGTGGTTCTCTAATCTATAGTATTAATAATGCAGGTAGTGGTTATAGTGATAATTCTCAGATATATTCTCCAGAACCAAGTGGAGCTGACTTGAATATTATTGGTAGTTATAGACAAGGACTTGGTAATACAACAACTACTGGTATTGGTTGTTCTATTACAGTAGACATAATTGGAGTAACTACTAATTTTGTTGGTATGTCTTCTTCTCCAGAGTTTGAACTTTCTGAAGTTTATATCTGGAAGATGACTAAGTTTGGTTATGGATTTAAAAAAGGTGATAAGATTCAAGTTGTTGGATTATCTACAGATCCTGATGCTGGTGATTTATTCCTTCCATTTGAAGTTGATGTAATTGATATCTTTAATGACGATATTGCTTCATGGCAGTTTGGTCAATTAGATTATATTGATAACATTAAATCACTTCAAGATGGTGCTAGAACAAGATTCCCATTGTACTATCAGAATCAGTTAATCAGTTTTGAAATTGATAACAATGATCCAGATTCTAGAGAGATTGATCTTGATCCAGTTCTTATGATTTTTGTTAATGGTGTTCTTCAGGAACCAGTTAAGCATTATACCTTTGGTGGTGGTACTTCAATTAGTTTTGAAACTGCACCTACAACAGAAGATGATGTCTTTATCTTCTTCTATAGAGGTACTGTTGGTTCTGATAGTCAACTATTTGATGTTAACGAGATAATTAAAGAAGGTGATTCTCTTGACTTGTTCAAGAGTGCTCAACTTGAATTGAATCAAGTTGCCAAAGATAATACAAACTTTGCTCAACAGGATAGTAGAATCGTACAAAGAATTGCTACTGCGTCTGTTGTAGAGACTCCTTTCTATCAAGGATCTGGTGTTAATAATGATAACTACAAACCACTGCGCTGGAATAAGCAGAAAAGAGATATTGTCTTTGGTGGTGGTTTAGTTTCTAAAGCAAGAGACCAAAGTGAAGCACAAATTACACCAATAGCGAATGTACTATCTTCTATTGGATCTACTGATACATCATTATTTGTTGATCACACAGAACGCTTTAGGGATATTGATGGATTACTAACTGATGATTTTGGATTATTTGTACATGCACCTCATGTTGGATTTGGAACAACAGCGCAACCAGGTATTAACTGGGAGATTTGGAATGATATAGATCCTTTAAATACCGATGTTAAGGGATATGCTGGTTTAATTACTGGTATTACTACTTCTGCTGGTATTGGTACTGATCTTGCAATTGTATTCCAATTAGATACTAATGACTTGATTAATGAATTTAATTCATCTTATGTTCAAGATTTCCAGCAAGGATATCCATTTAAAGTTTATGCGTCAGGTATTACACCTGCTGCTGGAGTTATAACCAGTATTGATTCTCATGATTCTGATATTATCGGTATCAGTACCTATGAAGTTGATAATATATACTATGCTACTTCGTTGTCTTGGGACGGAAGTGCTAGAACTGGGGTAATTACTTGTAATATCCATTCTGGAACTAACATAACTGGACTTGTAGGTGTTGGATCTACTGCACAACCTGCAGCAAGGTTCACTTGGGGACGCTTCTCTTCTGCTATTAGAGATGTAGGTCATCCTCTCACACTTAATGTTAAGGGATTGAATTACAATCCAGACTTAGACGAATGGCCTGTTGCCAAGCGTACTAATATTGGATTGCGTAATACTGGAGCCCTCGATAAAACCTTATAAATACCAAAATAGTAAGACCTTTCTCTAGAATATTGCAATGGCAGCAATTATAACCGATCAATTTAGGATTATTAATGCTAATAACTTCATGGATGATGTTACTAGCGGAACTAACTCTTACTATGCCTTTCTCGGATTGGCAAACCCGACAATAGCGGGATTTGGACGCACGGATACTTGGAATAGTACTACTATTCAACCTCCATCACCTATTGATAGTATCAATTATAATAACCATGTATATGATACTATGTTATTTGGTAGGAAAGTATTTCCTGGTGATGTTAGGAGATTAATTAGAAAAGTAACTTGGACTAAAGGTACATCATATGATTTGTATCGCCATGATTACAGCACTAATAATCGTTCTTTAGTATCTAACTCTAGCAGACTTTATTCTGCTAATTATTATGTGATGAATAAAGACTATCGAGTCTATATTTGTATTAATAACGGATCTGCTGGCATTTCTACGATTGCAAGTGCATCTTTGGATGAACCAACTTTTACTGATCTTGAACCATCATCTGCTGGTGTAAGTGGTGATAGTTATCTTTGGAAGTATATGTTCACGGTTCCTCCTGCGGATATCGTGAAATTTGACTCTACTGAATATATTGCGGTTCCTAATGAATGGGAAACCACTACTAATGCTGATATTAAAGTTGTTCGAGATAATGGTGATTCTGATACAAACAGTAACCAAATTAAAGTAGTATCAATTGATGAGTCTGGAGTTGGATATAGTTTCCTCTCTAGTCCTATTGAGGTTGATATTGTTGGAGATGGTACAGGTGGTAAAGTTAGAATTCTAACTAATACCAATGGGCAGATTATTTCTGCACAGGTAACAGCAGGTGGTTATGGGTACAGTTATGCTCGTGTTGATCTTTCTTCTATTAATGGTTCTGCTACTAAATTTGCGAAGTTAACTCCAATTATTCCTCCATCTAGAGGACATGGATATAACGCATATAAGGAACTAGGAACAGATAAAGTCTTAATTTATACTAGATTTGATGCATCATCTTACGATTTTGCTTCTGATACTAAGTTTGCACAAGTTGGATTGATTAGAAATCCTACTGCAATTGGAGCAGCAGGAACTAACTATCTACAGACTTCTGAGTTTTCATCACTGAAAGCACTTAAGTTTAGTGGAGATACATCTCAGATTCTTGGTATTGGAACACAGATTGAGCAAAGTATTTCTGGAGTGGGTACTGCCAGAGGATATGTTGCTTCTTATGATATTGATACAAAAGTGATTAAGTATTTCCAAGATAGGAGTTTATCTTACAATCAAGGAACATTTGATCAAACTGATAGTAAAGAAGTAAACAATCAGGCCCCAGTATTAGATTTCCAATCAAATGCTAATGCAGTCACTAGTACTTCTTTTAGTGTCAATGTAGACCAAACCTTTAGTGGAATTTCTACAACTACACCTGCTGGTAAGGTGGTAGATCTAGGTGTTCAATTCACAAATGGTCTTGCTGATGCTGAAATAAATAAGAGGAGTGGCGAGATCATCTATCTTGATAATAGACCTGCTATTACAAGAAATGTTCGTCAAAAAGAAGACATCAAAATCGTATTAGAATTCTAAACCGATGCCACAACAGACTAACCTGAACATAAGTCCTTATTACGACGACTTTGACAGGACAGACAATTACCATAAAGTTCTGTTTAAGCCAGGATTTCCTGTTCAAGCTCGTGAATTAACGAGTCTGCAATCCATAATGCAGAATCAAATTGAGCAGTTTGGTAGTCATATGTTTAAAGAGGGATCAGTTGTTATCCCTGGTGGTGTAACTTACGATGGAGATTATTTTGCAGTAAGATTAGATGCTACCCATTTGGGTACAGATATTGAGGTTTATATAAAGAGTCTTGTAGGAAAAAGAATTAAGGGACAGACTTCAGGTATTACAGCGAAAGTAATTAATTATATTACAGCAGCAACATCTATTTCATCAGATCCAACATTATATGTAAAATATTTGTCTGTTGGTCCTAGTGGATCATTTGATTTTTTCAAAGATTCTGAGTTACTTCTTTTAGAAGAACCCACTACTTATGGTAATACTACATTAAATACTGGATCTTCTGTTGCATCTACTATTGCTTTAGATTCATGTCTTTCAGCATCTGCTGCTTCAATTTCTAGTGGTGTATATTTTGTAAGAGGATCTTTTGTAAGGGTCAATCAACAAACTCTTATTCTTGATCAATATGGTAACAAGCCTTTTTATAGGGTTGGATTGCAAGTAGTAGAAAAAGCAATCAACGCTAAAGAAGATAATGCGTTGTATGATAACGCAAAAGGATTTTCAAACTTTGCTGCTCCAGGCGCAGATAGATTAAAGATTGATCTTGTTCTTGCTAAGAAAGCTGCTGATGATTTTGATGATACTGATTTCATTGAAGTTATACGAGTAAGAGCTGGTAAAGTTGAAAGAGAAATTAGGAAGAATAGTCAATATAACATAGTCAGAGATTATATGGCTAAGAGGACTTATGATGAGTCTGGGGATTATACAACAAGCCCATTCTTAATCAATGTTCTTGATAGTCTAAATGACAGAATGGGTACTGAGGGTGTATATTACGCTACTGAAAGTACTAGAGAAGGAAATACACCTAGCGATGATTTAGCATGTGTTAGAGTGTCTGCTGGTACAGGATATGTTAAAGGATATGAGTATGAAACTTTGGGTGAAACTCTTGATGTATTAAAACCAAGAGATACTTCTGATAAGATTACAGAATCATTTACTTTAAGGACTGGAAATAGACTTAAATTAAATGGTGTTAGTGGTATTACAACCTTTAGAAATACAATTGATCTTCAAACTGGTATTACTAGTGAGAAGGTTGGTGATGCTAAAGTATATAACTTTGGTTTATCGGATGCAAAATATAAGGATAATTCAACTGAGTTTGATGCTTACTTATATGATGTTCAATTATATACAAAGTTACTTATTAATGATAATGTATCTAGTGATGAAGTTATTGCCTCTGCTTATGTTGAAGGTGAAGAAACAGGTGCTACGGGTTATACAATAGCTGCTGGTGCTGGTTCAAGTACACTTACTTTAACTCAAGTATCTGGTAAATTCCAACCAGGTGAAAAGATTAACTTTAAGAGTAATAAAAACTTATCTAGAATTGTTGATAAGGTTATTCCTTATAGTATGAATGATGTTGAAAATGTTCAACAGTCAAATACATTTTATGCTAAGAAGAAATTAAATGAGGTTGTTCCATACAATATTGGTAATTCTGATGTTCGTATAACCACTGGTGGTGTTTGTACTTCTACTGGTAAGACATTTGAAAGGTTTAAGCCTGGTGATGTAATCATCTATTACAGGTCTAACCAATCTTTACCTAATCGTAATGTTGTTAGTGTTGTTGCTGCAGATGGTGGTAGCATGACAGTTGTTGCATTGACCACTAATCCTGATTTGTTTACTGGATCTCTTCCAGGTAGTACATTTACAGGTCCAATTTTTAAAGGTGAAGGTGGATTAACTAATGAAGATGGTTCTGGATTGTACCTTAAACTTCCAAGAACAAATATTGCTGAAATTGATTTCACTGGAGCACAACTTCTATTATCTGAGCAAGTAACAGGTGAATCTACCGATGCTAATGGTGTCTTAGTTGTTAATACTAGTTCTATTGCTCTTGATGATATTAATTTTGTTGCATTTGATCAAGAAAGATATCAAGTACAATATGATGATGGAGAAATTGCTGTTGTTGATCAATCTTCAGTAGTTGTTACTGATAGTACATTAACTATTAATGATCTAAAATTCTCAGAAACTGGAATAAAGGTTAATGTAACAGTAGCCAAGGATAATGTTAAAAATAAAGTTAAAGAATATAAGAGAAGTCAAACAGTTTCTATAGCATATTCTGATAAAGATGGATCAGGATCAACTGCTGGTCAAACTTTAGATGATGGATTAACCACTAGTGGTTTGTATGGTATCAGAATTCAAGACCAAGAAATTTGTTTAAATTACCCTGATGTATCAGAGGTAGTTGCTGTTTACGAATCTCTTGATAAGAATGTCCCTGTTCTTGATAAGTTAGTATTCACATCTACTGATCCTATTTTCGAGACTGCTGTTGTTGGTGAGGCTATTGTTGGAGAATCTACTAATGCTGTTGCAAGAGTAGTAGCTGTTGATGCTGGTAATAGTAATATTAGTATCGTATACAAAACACTGGATAAGTTCTCTCTTCTTGAGACTCTTTCGTTTCAAGAATCCAATTCTACTGTAACTCTTCAAGCAATTGCTCCTGGAAAATATAATAATGTAACTAATTCCTTTACTTTAGATAAGGGGCAAAGAGAACAGTATTATGATTATGCTCGTTTAGTAAGAGTTAGTAATACATATGTTCCATCGAAACAACTTCTAGTTATTCTTGATAGGTATGAAATTCCATCAGCAGATACTGGAGATGTATTTACAGTCACTAGTTATGATGCAGAAAGATTTAGTAAGGATATTCCAGGTATAGGTAAAGCAAACTATAGAGCAACTGATACTCTTGATTTCAGACCTAGGGTTGCCACATTTATTCCAGGTAGTGCTGCTGTATCTCCCTTCTATCCAACAAATAGAGATGGTATACAATCTGGTAATAGGATTGTAACACCAAATGAATCTTCCAGATTCAGTTATAAGCATTACTTTGGAAGAATGGATAAAGTTCTTCTTAAGACAAGTGGTAATATGATTGTTCAGAAGGGTGTTCCTTCTAGAAATCCAAAACCACCTGCTGATGATCCCGATGCAATGACCCTTGCCACTATTGTGTGGCCACCATATCTTTATGAAACAACTAGTGCAAAAGTATTCTTAATTGATAATCGTCGTTATACGATGAGAGATATTGGTAATATTGAAGACAGGTTAGAGCATTTAGAAAATGTAACTGTACTATCACTGTTAGAGCAAAAAGCTAATAGTTTGCAAGTTAAAGATGCAGATGGTCTTGATAGGTTTAAGAGTGGTTTCTTTGCAGACTCTCTTAAGACAAGAGATTTTATTGATATAGCATCTCCTGTTGATGTTGATACTGATAGAGGACATTTACAACCTTTAACAGATCTCAATTCTATTGATATGCAGGTTTTACCTGAAATACAGCAATCTCCTGAGACATTAGATTTTACTCAGAACTTTGCTCTATTGGATCCTAATGCCCAGAAGACGGGTAGAATGATTACACTTAAGTATGAAGAGAGTGAATTTATTGCACAAAACTTTGCTACTAGGGTAGAGAACCTTAATCCATATCTTGTTTATAAGTTTATTGGAGATCTTAAGTTAAATCCAACTAGTGATAATTGGATCAATACTGAACATACTGAAACTCTTACAACTCAAATTATTAGAAGGAGAGTCTTTGATACTAGAGTTGGAGTACAGAATGTTGATGGTGGATTCGGTCAAGACGAATTACAAGCAAGTACAAATGAATTTGTCTCTAATATAGAAAGAGATGATATTGAATCACGAAATACTTATATTGCTCAAGAGACTTTTGATCCATTCATTAGATCTAGAAATATTGAGTATAATGTAACTGGTCTAAGACCTAATGCTAGGTACTTTACTTTCTTTGATAATATTGGTAACTGTGATATTGTTCCTAAGATTATTGGTGTTGAGAATGTTATTGGTGCATTTACTGTTGGAGAAACTATTACTGCTCTAGTAAATGGAGAGACTTATACATTTAGACTTTGTAGACCAGATCATAAATCAGGTCCATTTGCTACACCTGATGTAACATATGAAGTTAATCCTTTAGATAGAAATGAGACATTACCTGCAGCATACTCTCAGGGTTCTACAGTAATTAATATTGATACTGCTGCTCTTGCTGCACAAGCACAGGGAGATTTCTTTGGATATCTACCACTAGGAACTGTAGTTGCAGGTGAAACTAGTGGAGCACAGGCTACTATTTCAAACCTTGGTTTATTCTCTGATCCTTATGGAGATTTATCTGCTTGTGTTTGGATTAGAACTCCAACTTCAACACCACCACCACTTGCAAGAGTAAGATCTGGTGAAAGAGAATTTAAAGTAACATCTAGTTCTGTTAATGCTACTGGTTTAAGAGGTAGTACAGCAATTTCTTCTGCTGATGCAATTTACACTGCTGTTGGAACTACAAGAATTATACAAACAGATATTAGAATTACAACTCTAGAAACGACAACGATACAGAGAGATGTAACGCTGACCTTTGTAAACCGTAGACCGCCCCCACCACCTCCACCACCACCCCCAGTTATTATTAATAACACTACGGTTATTGATAATACGGTAACTATTACTAATGAAGTAACAAATATCGTTGAAGTACCAACACCCGTTCCTGCAGCTCCAGAGAACGATGACCCGTTGGCACAGTCCTTTACAGTGGATAGATTTGGTGCTTATGTAACTAGTATTGATGTTTTCTTTGCTACGATAGATACCGATCCTTTAGTTCCTGCTTTTGTAGAACTAAGAACAATGGAATTAGGATTCCCAACTAAGAAGTTGGTTTCTCCTGATGCTAGGGTTGTTTTAAACTCTTCTAATATTACAGTTTCTACTGATGCTTCAGTAGCAACTAGAGCAACATTCCCTGCTCCAATTTACTTGGAACCTAGTAAGGAATATGCAGTAGTTATAGGTGCTCCTACGAACACTTATGAGGTATTTACTGCAGAGATGGGACAGACTGCGCTTAATGCACAGACATTACCAACTGCTGCAGGAAGAGTATATGCTAACCAGTTCTCAGTTGGTTCTCTGTTTAAATCACAGAATGCTTCTACATGGACTCCATGTCAGTTTGAAGACTTGTGCTTCAAATTGTATAGAGCAGAATTTAGTGAAACTGATGCCGTAGTAACATTCCAGAATCCACCAATCAGATCAAATAATGGTATCTTACCATCATTGAATAATAATCCAATTGAAGCACTTCCTAAGAAAGCTTCACTTGGTATTACAACCACAACAACTGCTGGTCTTATAGGAACAGTGTTTAGTATTGGAAGAAAGGTTGGTGATGCTTCTGCTGGTTATCGATATGGATATATTGAAGATACTGGTGGTCCAGTTAAGAAGACTGGTCAAGCTGTTGGTATTCAGACATTTGGTAGTAACTATGGAACACCATCTGCAAGTGTAAACACATTTGCTATTACTGGTGGTGGTTCTGGACTTAAACTTGATATTACTGTTGGTACTGGTGCTTCACCAATTACAGCAGCAACTGTTTTAGAAACAGGTCAAGGGTATAAGGTAGGTGACATTGTAGGTGTTGTAACTGCTGATATGAGTGGTTCAGGATCTGGAGTAAGGATTGGTATTAATTCTCTTGCTGGTTTAGATACTTTGTATCTAACTAATGTTCAAGCAGAAGAATTTACTAATGCTTCTAGTGTTAATTACTTCCATGAACTTGGAACTGTTATTGACTCTGGTTTAGATGTTACTAGATATGATGCTACTGGTAGTCTTTATACTGGTGAGTATGCAAGAGTATCTTACTTCAATCACGGAATGTATGGTACAGGAAATAAGGTATCCATTAGTGGTGCTTCTCCTGATACTTTACCAACTCAAACTTCTACTGTAGTTAATTCTACAACTAGTGCTATTGCGATTGGTGATAGTACAGGGTTTGATGTATTTGAAGGAGTACTCGTTAGTGCTGCTAACACTGCTTATGCTATCATTAACAATGAAGTTATTTCTTATACTTCAGTTGGTATCAACACTTTAAGTGGTATTGTACGAGGTGTGAATAACACCCAATCTATCAACCATGCTCAAGGTTCTACGATTAAAAAGTATGAACTGGGTGGAGTTGATTTAGGTAAGATTAATACAGACCATGATGTTGAAACTCTAGAAAGAAACATGGATGATTTTGTTATTAAGATTGATAGAGGAGGCAGATCCACTGATATTAGTGGTATTTCTCAACCTCAACTTTCGTTTGCTGCTAATTCTTATGGTGGTGGTGCTAACGCACACGCATCTAAGAACATTCAGTACGATACTATTACTCCAGTCTTTGATATCACAGTACCAGGTCCAACGGATACTGCTGCAATGAGTCTTAGAACTGTAAGTGGAACTAGTATTGATGGTAATGAGCAATCATTCGTTGATCAAGGATTTGAAAACTTCAACCTTAATCAACCAACAAGAGTTCCTACTACAAGGATTGTTGCCTCTGAAATTAATGAAAATGCTAGATTGACTAATGTGTTTAGGAATAGATCTTTGACTGCTAGAGTAGCAATGAGCAATGGTGGAGATGTATGGAGTTCTCCAATGATTTGCTTAGATACTATGGCGGTGAAGTTCTCCTCCAATAGACTTAATAAGCCTATTGATGATGAAAATTATCCTTACGATAATAGGATTAATGTACTATTTGGAGATGTTCACACATCCTTCTATAGTTCTAGGGTTATTAACATTAAGCAACCAGCTACTTCTTTGAAAGTTATACTTGATGCATTTAGACCTGCATCTACTGATTTTAGGGTTCTTTATAGTCTTATCCGTCCAGATGCTAGTGAAATCGACCAGAAGTTTGTACTCTTCCCAGGGTATAAGAATAGCGTTGATACTACTGGTGATGGTTTTGGAGACACTCCAATTGATCCTAGATTGAATGATGGTCGTCCTGACAAATTCATCAACCCTGGTGAAGAGTTTAGGGAGTATCAGTATACTATAAATGATTTAGAACCCTTTACTGGATTCGTAATCAAGATAGTAATGAATGGAACCAATCAATCAGAAGTTCCAGTTATCAAGAATATCAGGGCATTAGCACTGGTATGATAAAGGTCGAAGGTCATGATTATCTCTTTAGAGATGAGAAAACAGGAGCTATCGTAAATACTGATAGCTCCTCGTATGCCTCTTATGTTGCAGCAAAGAAGAGAAAGAAATTGGAAAGGGCAGAGTTAGATGAAATGAAAGCAGAGATCACAGAGATCAAAGATTTACTCAAACAAATTACTTCCAAATTATGAGAGACCCACACAAAGAATTTTTAAGATTTCATTATGGGGATGATAAATTACCCATTGATTCTTCATCATTAAACGATTTAGAAATATTAAGAAATGACATAGATCGATTAGATAAGAAATTCGATCAAGTAACTCAAGTACTGATGGATGTTCTAACAGAGATAAAGAAACTAAATACCTTATAGGATAATAGTAATGTAAAAAGATGGCAGTATATGTCTCTAACTTACAGATTGAACAAGGTGCTGATTTTGAACATTTATTCTCTCTAGGTGATAACGATAATAATACTACCTTGGATCTGACTGGATACAGCGTCGCTTCTAAGCTCCGTAAATGGGCAGGGAGTAGTACTGCGTATTCTTTTACATCATCTGTCTCTAGTGCTACAGATGGTCAGATCACCATATCTATGACCGATAGCACAACAAATACCATCAAACCAGGAAGGTATGTTTATGATGTTGTTTTGACAGAATCTTCTTCAGGTCTTAAAACAAGAGTTGTAGAGGGTCAAGTCCTAGTCAGACAAGGGGTAACAAGGTAATGCCATCATTACGAATTGGTACTGGCAGCCAAGTAAAGGTTATTGCCAGCGGCTCTTTAGGAGGAAGTGGAGGAGGAGGTGGTAAACTAGTTTTACTTTCCGATGTTAATGCTTCTACTTTAACTAATGGTAGTTTTCTAGTCTATGACTCAGCAACTGCAAAATTTGTAACTCAAACTAATTTGCCATCTACTACTATTGATGGAGGGGAATACTAATGTCGGCAACGATACTATTAAAAAGGACTAAAGGAACTTCGCCTCCTACCGCAGCACCAGTTGGAACTGGTGTATCTTTCGGTGAATTAGTATACACCTATGATATTACAAATGTAGGTGCAGGTAAGTCTTATAAGAAATTATATATTGGTCATCCAGACGGTAATACAAATGCTCCAATAGCAATTGGTGGTGAGTATTATACCGATATGTTACCAGGTAACCCTGCTGACTTCGGTAAACCAGTTGCTTCTAAAGCGGTTATTCTTAACCCTTCTGCACAGGTAGACACCTGGAGTGTTGCTACAGACCTTCTAGTAGGTGCTGCAGCTACTGTTTCGGGGGATTTAACAGTCGCTGGTTCTTTGAACCTTACAGGCGATTTAACATACGATGAAGTAGTTGGTAGAAATCTTCATATTACAGGTATTGGTACTATTGCCACCTTAGGCATTACCACGACTTTAGATACTCCACATTTTACTAACAGAGTTGGTCTGATTAGTGCTCTTGCTGGTGTAGGTGCTACATATAACGATTTTAATTCTACATCTGCACAGTTTGAGCAGATTAATGTAAGTCATGCTTCTACGACTAAGAATTTAACAATCACTGGTATCTCAACTATTGAGAATAACTATGATTTTAGAACGCAGTTAATTAGAATTGGTAGGGAAGCAGGTCTTCAAGAAACTGATGGTAGTGATCGTCAGGGATTCTTTATTGGTAACTATGCTGGTCAACAGGCTGGTTTATCAACTCTTACTAAACGAAATGTTGCTATTGGTCAATCTGCTTTCCAAAAAGGTGGTCAAACTAAGGCAGAGTCTAGCATTTTCCTTGGAAACTTTGCAGGACAAGAGGCAGAAGGTTCTCATAACATCTATATTGGTGATAAGGTAGGTCAGGATTTAGGTTCTCAGACTCTTATTGGATATGGTGAAACTGGTACTGCTACAGCAATTTCCTTCTCGGATGCTAG